GTTACTAACCTACTAACTACATTTGTTACTACAGGTGCTGAACTACTTAATGCTAGTGTTCCTATTAATGTAGTTATCTTTTTAGGGTATACGTCTGGTACTAACCCATTGATATTTACACTACCAACATCCGGCACTATATCCAGTTTATTAGTTATAGTGGGTGCTACACCAGCTAATGCTAAAGCACCTACTGTAGGAGCCGCAAGGTCTCCGGTTATTAAACTTGGCGCTGCACCTGTTAATGTCGCAGTGCCAACAATACCATTACTAGCTAAACCCCGGCCCCAAGGACCAGAACTCCAAGTTCCTCTATCCCAACCTGCAGTTTGAACAGCCATTTTTACTCCTTAAGTTAGAGTAAATATACCGGTAGCAGCTGGTATAACTGTTAAAGTATTAGGCGTCGTTACAGTAAAATTAGCATTTGATAATTGGCAAAAACATAATAATTTACCCGCTGCAGCGCCGGTAGAATTACGTATAATCGCATATTTAATATCTGTTAAATTTGCTCCTGATGCTGTAAAAGTAAGACCAGTAGTAGTTTGAGTAAATTTTATTTGCCCAGCTGAAGCCCCAGTTGTCCATTGAGCAGTAGCGGGTACAAGACTTTTACCCCCTGTAGTGTATCCACCAGTTGCAGCTATCTCATTAGTTAGTGACCCATAAACACTTAATGTAAATGTAGACGCATTACTACTAGCTGAAGCTAAAACCATTTTAAACACACCTGCGCCTAGTGTAATCGTGCCGTTGCCAATATGCTTTCTTGCGCTATTGTAAAGTTTCCAAGCTGTTGCAGCCATTTCTTAAATCTCCTTAATATCGTTGTATGATGCGCCCATTTCTAAAATATGATGGAGTAATCCCCCGTATATTTCTAGTTCAATTTCTTCGCCTAAAGCTCTGATTAAATCAATAAACTCTTGGGCTTGTGAAATCATCCAAGGGTTACAATAAAAAATTTTCCCGCCCACGTTAACAGGAAGTACTGTATCGCCATCATTTTCTTTCTGCTCATATGCATGGTGTATTTCATTATCTAAGCATGAATCACACCCCAATAAATGAAATCTTTTATAACCTAACATTCTAAACAAAGGAATGGCTCTAAGCAAAACTGTTGACCCACCTGGAATATGCCACCATTGTTCACTTTGTTTATTTAATATATCACTAACTAATTCTGCTCCTGTATGCCATATATATGTCCTGTCCTTAGGAAGCCCCTCAAATACTGTAGGGTGGCATTGGGAGGCTATAAAATATTTACAATCATCTATAACCGGTTTACAAAATCGTGCATTAAATGGTCTAGCATCTACCATAACCATAGCAGAAGGCTTTAAATCCTTATCAATGCACCATTTATAAGCCCCATTTATAGTAATGAGTTTAACACCGTCAGCTCTTAACTGTCTAATTTTTTCAGTATACTTTTCTAGACTGGGCCCACCGCCTACAATCATTACATCTATATCGTTGGTAGGATAAGGCTTAGCCTGTTGAAACCCTAAACTTATATTATGTTTTATGTTTTCTTTTACTTCTTTTTCTGCTGTGTTAATTACGCCTATATCTACAATATCAGCCCCATCAGCCCATGCTGTAACATAAAAGCAACAAACCCCATCAGATTCATTTGACCAATGAATAATACATTGTCTGTCATTAAATTTTTGTAGCCACCATTCGTATGGATAAACACTCAAATGTAATTTATGCCCAAGAAGTTTACCCATAACATCATCTCTAGTAGATATTTGAAAAAATACATGTTGGCAAGCGTTGAGGCAATTATCCAATACTTGGTCCACATAATGAGGTCTAATATGCTCCATTACATCTGTACAAAACCCATAAGCTGCTTTGATAGGTAGAGGCTCCGTTAGGTCACATTGTTTAAATCTTAAAGTATGCCTTTGAGTTTCAAGCATAGGAATAATTTCTTTATCTAAACAATTATCAGCAAAATCTACCATTGTTACATCTAATCCTCCAAAAACCGCCAAATTTAGACCACCTCGACCAGTACCACATCCTAAGTCTATTACAGAAGAACCTTGTCGTGGTTTAGCTATATTTAAAAATTCGTGATATATCATCTCCCCAGGAGAAACAATACGATATTCATCTTTCTCCCACAGCATTTTATATAATTCTTTTTCTAAAGGACGTTTAGTATCTATACTAACTTGAGGTGGATCAGAAATTACGGAAGAATCAGTCATTATTCAATCCTTATAATAGCGCTGGAAGAATCAGCAGTGGGAAACTCTATGGTTAATGTTTGATTAGTAGTTGTTTTAGTATTACCAAAATCTAAAACAGCTACTGCTTTATCACTTTGAGTACTGTTGTAAATTAAAGCGCCTCTAGCTGATATAGTAGAACTTGCCCATGAAGTAGGGCTAAAACTTAAAAACGCGGTAGTATCAGTTGATGTAGGAACTTGTGAAACAGTAAGTGTATTACCCCCTGCAGTATACCCAGTCCCAGAAGCTTCATTAGAAGCACTATAAACTGTTGTAGAAGCACTTAAATCAGCATCCGAAGTATATAAAGCTATTTTAAAAGTATCTGCTGTTGTAGCAGCACGTACTACTCCAGTGCCAAAATTATGTATACCATTAAGTAAATCTACTTTAAAACTTGTAGTTTGTGTTTGAACAATAGCCATTTATTTACGCCCTTTGAGAACGAGGAACCGGAATCCTCACTTGCCCACTACGATAAGCATCGCGCCTATTCTTACCTTCTCCTAATCCTTTTAATTCTTCCATAGCTTCTGCATACCTTTCTCTGTATTGATTAGTTATTTCATCATTTTCTTTTAAGAATGCAGCCGCTTCCAGCAACGATCCATAAAATAAAATGGTGTCGAAATTATCACCCAACCAAGAAGTACTAGCAGTAACAATAGAGTCAGGATAGAAATAATAATGTAGCTCAGCACTGTAGACAATGTCTGGCGTAGGTCCCAATATGAACGTCGTGTCATCAAATATCGCATAGTATTGTGGTTTTCCATTAAAAGTTGTATCGGTATCCGGAAAAGATTCTCTGATAAAATTAACATCTTTGTTTAAAAGATAAGTATGCTCATTATTAGCATCTATAACAGATAGACTATAAGCTGCTAACCAATCTGTAGGAACTTCTAAAAATTTGTTATTAGCAGAAATAGTACCAGTTACATTTTTTCTTATATCCGGTATTTGAACAGCATTATAAATACGCTGCTCCGCATTTTTAATAAATGTGTTTACATCGGTAGTCGTATATTCATTTTCTGTATACGAATTAATAGCTGCTACTAATTCTGTGTAATTCATAATTACGCCATTGGACCTCTAGCTTTAGTGCCTTTGGTAGCTGCTCCATTACCGCGAGTTACAATACCTGATGTTTTAATATCTTTTTCTGGGTAACCTGCCACATGAGGAACTTTTGTTTTTTGAGGTTTATTATCTGTTTTCATTTAAAATCTCCTTAATCTATGTAATTGATATGGTAACACTTCCTACCTTACCTTCTGAAACTAAATTGTTAGGTGTAAGTTCATTAGCGGGTTTAACTGCTCCACCTACGGGGTTCCAACCCCATTGTATGCCTCTACTGCTTTTCCCACCTTTTACATTTAAACTTGTATCAGGTCTAGGATTTTGAACCGCTTGAGGATCGTCTACTGGATACATACCCTGCATATTTTGTGGTTGATCAGGGTTCCAGCATTCGGGGCACACTTTTATATTAGTTTGTGTTTTTCTTATAAACAAACTTTTAAGTTTACTTAATTTAAACTCAAACCCACACCTATCGCAAATAGCTATAGAATTTTTATTTGAAGCAAATTTTTGTCCCATATTAAAACCTACACAAATTGTTGCCTTGGTGATATAAGAAGAGTAGCTTTTTCCCTATCTTCAGTAGAAGCTAAAATCCATTGTTCTTCATAATCTTGTTTTAAAAACTGGGTTCTTTCACCAGCACCTGGTATTTTTAAAGATAAATAGTAAGCCAACCCTGCTACCAAACAAGGTAAAAATCTAAAAGGCACTTCTTGGCTATTAACACCTGTACCAGCATCTTCAATTCTTTTCATTCTCCAATACACAAAAGTGTAATCATCATTATCAGGAACAGGCCATAAAGTAATAGTGGGGGTGTCTGTTTTTCTGTCTATATAAACTTGATTAGGCCGACCTGAGCTATTTTTATTAGGTATAGATGCAAACGTAGGAACAGCCATTCTAGATATACTAATATCTTCTTGCGTATTCTCAGAACCAGTTCTAATAACTTGACTTACTAAATCAATGGTATTAGAAGGTAAAGGATAAGTAGCTGTTCCATCAGTTAATGAAACTGTTCCTTCTTCTATAGTCCATAAATTAACACCTCTGTTAGCCCACTCAATAGTAATTAAATTAAGACTACGTGTAGCTGTTTTTAAGTCATAACCAGTGCGTAACTCCGCACCGCAACGTTCAAATGCTTCTTCTACAAGCAAATTTAGATCTAAGTTAAAAGCGGTTGTTCCTGATGTAGCCATTATTTTTTCCTTTTCTTACTCATTTTTTTAAAAGTTTTTGCTAGATTATACCTTTTAGAGCCTGGAGGACAGCTAGAGCTTCCAAATTTTTTACCTGTACAAACTCCTTTAGTACCTCTTTTCTTAATTGAAGCCTTAGCTTTCTGTATCCACTTTTTTTTCTTGGCCATAATTACACTATACGCCCTTTTGTTAATCCTTTTCTGGCTATACCATCACCACGCTTAGACGCAGAAGTTTTACGTTTTTTATTTTTGTTTTTAACAACACCACCTTTTTTAAACTCATCATACATAGCAGCTTGTTTTCTTTCTAGTCTTGCTCTTATTTCGTCTTTTGGTTTAAGCCCCATTTTTTGAGATTTTACCGGCGTAAAGTTTTTCTTTTCTGAGGCACTTAATCTAGCATATTGTCTAGCAGGTATGGGTTTTTTACCCATAACCCGCGCTTTAATCATTTCTCTTTCTGCAGGTACTAACTTTTTCCACTCATTCTCTGAAATTTGTAAAGCATCTTTTATAAATTCATCTTGTTTCTTTTTGTTTAACTTATTAAATTTAGCTCTTGTCATTCCTCTCAAACTTTCTTTAGGTGATACAGACCATAAAGGCTCAGGAGGACCCATTTGCCCTTTAGGTAAAGGTTTAAATTCACCTCTACTAGGTTTAGGTTTTAAAGCTGATAAAATACTAGCTTGTTTATCTTTACTTAATTTATTAAAAGCAGCTCTAGTCATTCCTGTTTGACTTGATGCAGCTAGTGACTCAACAGTTTGAGGCGTATATGTATAACCCTTACTTAACTGCGCTGCTTTTCTTTTAACTATTTCTTGTTGAGCAGCTGGTAAATTCATAAATTCATCATAAGTCATACCTGTTTTACTTTGCTCACGAGATACGTTCCAACCTCTAGATCTAGGTCTAGGAGGACCCATTTGAGCTGGTATAGTTTTGCCAGGTATAGTTTTAGGAGGACCCATACCATCAGGTCCATATATCTTTTGTTCAGGAATAATTTGTTTAGGTCTTAAACCGCCTCCTCTAGTTCCTGTTTTAACAAATTTTTCTGTTTTCAGATCGTATTCCATATCGTCAGCCCAAGAAGCTCTACCTTGAGGTTTTGCCCACGCAAACATAGGATCTGATTCTTTATGTGTTACACCTCCCCTTTTGGTTGTTGTTGAAGCTGGTTCCGCAAACATAGGTCTAGTATCAGTTTTAGTTGTAGCTGTTCTAAGCGCTGATGGAGGTAAAGCTTTTTGTGTTTGTTTCCCTATACCCTGATAAGAAAATCCTGATGACTCTGGTACTACATCATCAATTACGCCTAATCTTTGAGCAAATTCTGGTCTTTCCGTTGCTTTACCTACCCACGTTCCTTCTTTTGTTGCAACACCTTCTGGAATAGCTTTCATTATTCTTTCTCTTTCTTCCGCAGCTTTTCTCATAGCTTCCTGTGTTTTTTGCTGTTGAGCTAACCTTCCTTCATAAGCAAATTTATCAACTTGCCCTGATTTAGTTATACCTGCTCCTGCAGTAAAATCTTGGTCTTTAGGTTTTACACTCCCCCTGGCTCTAGGACCTCTTTTAGTTTTAGCTGTACCTATAACAGCTTCATCCTTGTCTATAGATTTTATAAGATCAAATTGCTCATCAATTTGTTTTTGTGTTGGAGTATTTTTGCCAGGCCCATATTTAGTGGTAGTGTCAGGTAAAGCACCACTTTTAGTAGGATCAAGTGCTTTTTCTTTTTCTTTTCTATCTGCCCACAGCTTTCTGTAATCGACGCGTTCTTTTTTGCCTGTTTCTAAAGCAGCTCTTTCTGCGATTGCTCTTTTTTCAAGCTCTAATAAAGCGTCAGACCCACGAGGGTGTTTCAAAGCCTTATCAAGACTTTTCTTTCCTATTCTTACAGCTTCTTTTGCCCCGTGTTGTTCTATTAAACCTTTTCCTACAGGACTTCTTAAAAAAGCCTTTAATAAAATTCCTAAAGGTAAAGCCATATTTACCCCCTAGCTAAACTAAACGACCTTTAGTGTGTCCTTGTCTAGCTATACCATCGGCACGTTTTGAAGCTTTTGATCTACCAGAAGATTTATTACCAGCATAAGCATGGCCGGTATCTTTCTTAGACATAGCTTTGCTTTCATCACGACGATCTTTATATTTCTGCTCCTTCTTCTTACCATGACGAACACCTAAAGATTCATCAAGACGAGAATCATATCCCTGCTTTTTCACTTTACCGCCTTTTTTCATCTTTGCTAAACCGGGACCAGTATCTTTACTTTTATTTTTATTTTTCTTTTTACCTTCAAATAAATCACCAAATACTGCTCTACGTAATCTACCTCTGGTATCACCTTTTACGTCTTTCCCTTTCTTAAAACCTTTAACCTTTCCGCCTTTCTTCATCATTGCTCTACCAGCAGCATCATCTAATTGACCTGTGTTATCAAAACCTTCAGTAGCTGTTAAACCACGACCCATACGATCTTTATTAGCAGCTGCCATTCCCTCTCTTGTGTAAGGGTAGTGTTTATTTCCGACTTTTGGCATTTTATTTGCCTCCTTTAAATTACTTATTCCGCCATCTTTGAACTGTATTGGTTTCCCAAATACGGATAGCGGTCCACACTATTGTAAAAAATGCAGCTACATGAGGAAGCCACTCTAGTAGCGTCCCCAGAACCGTAAACAACGAAGCTAGGTCTACCATGCTTTTTGTATCGTCTTTCATATGATCAAGCATGGTAGTTCCTAAATAACTCTTATCCACAAAATACCGTTATTAACGCAACATTAGTTAACGTCATAATAGCAAAATCTGTGTTAC